ATTTGGTGGTTTTAGCTTTTGTGTGATATAACGACTATTTCTATAACCCCAACCAACTAGCGAGAAGATGACCATGAACGGATTAAGTAACGATCTAAACCCTGACGACTTTAAAGGCAACGAAGCAGATAAAAACCTGCTTGTTAAGTTTTATCATAAGTCAGTGCTGGACAAGGCCCAAACTAAAGAAAAAGGCCACCCTGTTCACGTTGATAAAGAATATATTGAGATTCGCGTACCTGGTAAGCGCGATCCTCAAACTGCACGCCCTGCAACACATGCAGACAAGATGCGCTTCCCTGATCACTATGATCGTTTTAAAAACCGGGTATCAGAGCCTGAGACAGGTTGGCCTTTATCAGAGTGGGCAGCAGTACCGCGCAGCTTTGTGGAAACACTAGCTTTCCACAATATTAAGACAGTTGAGCAGCTTGCTGGTGCGCCAGACAGCGCTTTAGCGGGCATCATGGGCGGTATGTCATATAAGCAAAAAGCTATGGACGCACTTGAATCTGCTGGCAACTCTGCGGAAATTGCTGCTAAACAGCAAGAAATGGAAGCAGAAAACAAGCAACTTAAAGCCAAAAACCAAGAGTTGGAGGCAAAAGTTGATAAGTTGACAGAACGCATGGACAAATTACTTGATAAATTGGCCGGCGAAGACGACAATAAAGAAGATGAGGCGCCTGCGCCAGAAGCTGAAGAAACAGAAACTGAGCAGGAAATTGCACCGTCTGCACTTGATGAAGACACCTCTAGCGATGAGACAGAAAAAACGGCAGAAGCGGAAACAGCAGAAGAAGCGAGCGATGAAGAAAAGCCCGCTAAAAAGCGTCGTAGCCGAGCCAAAAAATAAAGGTGTTTAAGCATGGCAACAACCACGTTCACAACGGCAGGGGAGATCATTAACCGCGCTGCGGCTGAATGTGGTTTTGCACCTGTAGTAGACCCCCTCCAAAGCACTGACGCCAAATTCCAGCAAATGAAGTATTTGCTGGATACTGCAGGCGAAGAGCTTTGCATCGCACACCCTTGGGAGTGGTTAATAACTTCGGCAACTATTGATGAAAGCACAACTCGCAATTCCGAGGGCGGTTTCGAGATCCCTGACGATTATTACTATCTTGTACCCCAAACAGGTTGGGATACTGATAAGCGTTTGCCTATTGGCGGACCGCTTACTGCGCAAGAGTGGACTTATATTATTGGGCGTGATCTGGCTACTTCCACTCTATTCACTAGCTTTCGCTTATTTGGTGGCTTATTTTATTTGTACCCCGATCCGCCGCAAGCGCCGGACACGTTCACGTTCACCTATGAATACATAAACAAGAATTGGGTGCTTAATGAAGGTGATGAAGCACCTAAAGATAGCGTTGAGAACAGTGGCGATATTGTCCGTATGGACCGCACACTTGTTACGCGCTATCTGAAGTTGAAGTATCTTGAAGCTTCAGGCTTTGACACCGCAAAAGCACAAGCCGACTTTAACCAGATGTTTGACTTTTTAACTGGTAAAGATAAATCAGCCAAGGTGCTTAACGCCGGTGGTAACATGGGCGCATTCCCTTACCTTACTTGGCGGAATGTGCCTTTCACTGATTACGGGCTTAGTTAATGGCTATAGGTCCAGCAGAGGGCACAGCTAACCGCCCACAAGCGCTTTCTAGCAATACGGAGCGATACCCAGCGCCGTATAACGGCATTGATGCGCGTATCGCACTTGCTACCGGTGACAGCACTCACTGTATTTATGCATTCAACATGGTGCCAAGTGAGTACGGTATGCGCCTGCGCAAGGGCTACCGTGAATATCAGATCGACATAGGCGGCCAGTTTAGTTTTGGTGTGCGCACCATCATACCTTTTGATGCAGTTGACCAGGATGGGTTATCGAATAAACTGTTTGTCACCACTAATGAAGGCATTTTTGATGTTACTGACGCAGGCGGCACGCCATCACAAGTTTTAGCGTTTAGTGACATAAACTCACCAGGATCAGGCTATGGCATTTATGTGCACTTCACTGGTCAAGATGAAAAAGACGTGATGTTTTACGCAGACAGCGTGAACGGGCTATTTGAGTATGACGTTGATGGTGATAGCTGGGCGCAAGCAACTGGCATTACAGGGCCTGACGTTACAAATATTCGCTTTATCTGCGTACATAAAAACCGTATTTGGCTGATTGAAGAAGATACCAACTATGCATGGTACTTGCCCACGTTCCAACTTGCGGGTACAGCCGAGCAGTTTTATTTTGGCTCTAAATTTGAGAACGGCGGCAACCTTGCAGGCCTTTACAGCTGGTCTATTGATGGTGGTGCCGGTAACGACGATTTTTTAGTTGCTGTCAGCCGTGCAGGCGATGTGCTTGTATATGGCGGCAACAATCCCGATGACGTTGACGATTGGGTGCTTCGTGGCAGCTACTACATTGGTGAAGTGCCGATAGGCCCAAGCTTTGGCTCTGTGCATGGTGGCGATCTTTACTTATTGTCTATCTACGGTTTGAATAGTATGGGCGACCTACTGCAGGGTGTGAACAGTGCAGCACTTTTTAACTCATCAGATACGACATCACCATCAGCAAAAATTTCAGAAGTGATAAAGACCAAACTTGCACGCACAGTGAGCGAGTACGGTTGGTCTATACGCCGCATACCTAGTGAAAGCGCGCTATTGATCCGTGCACCTGAAGAGCCAGGGCGCGATGTTATTCAGTATTTCTACAAGATCACTAAAGCAGCGTGGGGCTACTGGCGTGACGTGCCTATGATAGGTTTTGACACTTGGAACGGCTCAGTTGTGTTCGGCACTGAAGACAACCGTGTGTGCCTTATGGATGTCAGTGCAGATAACATATTGCTTTCACCTCCACCACAGCCAGAAATTAATGGTGATCCTATTGTTTTTGCAGTGCTTACGTCATATTGGGATCTAAACACCCCAGGTTTGTATAAGCGCGTTAAGTGGATACGCCCTGACTTCGTATCCAACGCGCCACCATCCGTGGCCACTGCTGCGCGCTATGACTATGACTTGAATGAGAACGTATTTCCTGTGAACCCTGCACAAAGCGGTACATCAGCCGGTTTGTGGGATGTGGGGCTATGGGATCAAGCATTGTGGGGCTCTGGCTTTGGTCAGAATTTTGCGCCAATACTCGGATCGTGGGGCATGGGTCGCTATGTCGCTGTGTCGATGCGTGGAGAAACCCGAGAAGAAACATTTTTTATTGGTTGGGATGTCTTATTTGACTCAGGCGGCCCAACACTGTGAAGCCATTTTGTCGGACACTGGATGTTCGCAGTGATTGGTCGTGGATCAATCAGCAAGTGCCGATATTAATGGTTGAAGACACAACCGGCATAATAATGCTGGATCAAGATAGCAAAAAGCCAGTGGCTGCATGCGTTCTTGATAACATAACTGATAACTCAGTTCAGGCCCATTTCATGGTCACTACGCCGCTAGTGTTTAAACACGGTTTGCTTGAATTGTGTTTTGGGTTTATATTTGACGTACTAGAAGTCAACTATGTCTATGGCCTTGTGCCAGGTGATAACGAAAAAGCGATTAGTTTTAACAAACGCTTAGGCTTCAATGAGAAAGCTAGGCTCCCCGAAGCATTTAAGAAAGGGGTTGACTACTTACTTATGGAGCTAAAAAAAGAAGATTGCAAGTTTCTACCTGGAGAAGATAATGGGCAAGAAATCAGGCGAGAAGCAGGGTAAAAAAGCTGCGGACGTCCAAGCGCAAGCGGAAAAAGAAATAGCAACCGCTGGAACGTATGCTGATCGCCCTGATCAGTATAACCCGTGGGGCTCCTTAACCTGGGAGCAAAAAAGGGTCCGCGACCCAGGCACCGGTAAAAGGGTGACTAAGTGGGTTCAAAATCAAGCACTATCACCAGAAATGCAACGACTGTATGACATGTCGATGGAAGATAAGCTGCAAGGCTCTGAAGTCCGTCAAGGGCTTTTAAATCGCGCATATTCCGATGTCGCCGACGGGCCAGATTTGGCACA